CGGCGTTGCATCCACCTTGAACGTGGGCACCTCGGCCACGGCCACTGAGCTGGTCGCTGCGGGCGCTGGCGGCACCTTGGGCGTCATCGGCCTTACCGCTGGTGCAGATGCTACCCGTGTGGGCGCATGGGCCGACGTGGGCACCTCTGACGTCCAGATCTACGTCTTGTCGACCAACACCGGCGCGGGCGTTGGTAAGCTGACCGTCAGCTACATCCAAGCTCAGGATATCGTATAATGCGGACGGGCAATAAAAAACCCGCAATGTCGGTAAAGACTTCGGTATCTACCGGCAAGCCATCCTCGTCTGAGGATACGAGCGCTCACACCGCATCGGCCAATAAAACTGTGACGGGCGGAAAGCTCGTTCACGGCATGGCCCTGATGTCGGCGGCATCGATGAAAGCTAAAAACTAAGGGGGCCTCTGGCCCTCTTCTTCCACAGGAGTTTACCGATGAGTTCGCCATACCTAACCGCTGACGCCACTGTATCCGCCCGGCGCGCAGCCGCTGTCACCACCAGCGACACCACGGTGTACGAAGAACCAACTCGCGGCGTATATGTCGGCGGTGGCGGCGATCTAAAGGTCGACATGGTCAGCGGCGGCACGGTGACGTTTGTTGGCATTGGCGGCGGATCTCTGCTTCCAATCCAAGCAGTACGCTTCTATGCCACCGGGACGACCGCGACCAGCATCATCGCGATGTACTGAGGGGTATACCATGTTTATCGGCCTTGGAGTTTCCGTCAATGCTAGGGTGATCGGTGGAGGGTCTTCTCCGCCGCCATCCGGTGCTGACAACTTCATTCCGCTTGGGTCTACCGGCATGATCACGTCGGACGGCAGCATATTCAAGGTAGGCGCAGCCCCACCTTTGGTTTACAATGCATTCATCCCACTTGGGTCTACTGCCATGATCATGGCTGACGGAACCACATTCAAGGTCAAGGAGTAACCTAAATGGTCGACTACAATTCTGCATATACCGGAGCCGAAATTGACGCAGGTATCGCTGCAGCCGTTACCGCTGTCCAGCCAGCTGCTCTCGGTACCCTTGCATCTCAAAATTCAGATGCCCTGACACTAACCGGATCCGTCACCGAGGCCATCTTCGCCCTGACAGATGCCGACACGGTAGACGTCGACCCGGCGAATGGGACCATCCAGACGCTTGCGCTGACGGCTGCCGGGCGAACGCTGACGTTTACCAATATGGCCGCTGGAGAAGCGGTCACGCTGATGATCAACGCCGGGGCTTCCGGCACGATCACGACGTGGAATGTGACATTTGTCACCGCCGCTGGCGCTGTTCCGACGTTGGCCACCGCCGGTTACACCGTGGTGGCGCTGTGGAAGGTCAGCACCGTGGTTTATGCGGCAGTGGTTGGGGGATAATAGGATGCTGTGGAATAAAGCCATTGGCGCGGGGAGCGCTACACCTGCTGACCGAGGTGTCTTTGGTGGAGGTTCAGCTGGAGGAGCCTCGGCAGTCATGGACTACATCACTATCGCTACAGCTGAAAATGCTACGACCTTTGGAAACCTTACTGTAGCTAGATCTGCTCTAGCAGGTGTTTCAAGTAATACTCGAGGTGTCTTCGGTGGAGGTTCAGTTGGAACAGCCTCGGCAGTCATGGACTACATCACTATAGCCACAACTAGTAACGCTACGACCTTTGGAAACCTTACTGTAGCTAGATCTGCTCTAGCAGGAGTTTCAAGTAATACTCGAGGTGTCTTCGGTGGTGGTGCAACTGCAGTAGCCACAATGGACTACATCACTATAGCCACAACTAGTAATGCTACGACCTTTGGAAACCTTACTGTAGCTAGAAATAATCTAGCAGGAGTTTCAAACGGAACTCGAGGGGTATTTGGAGGAGGTTATAGTGGAACAGTTTCGGCAGTCATGGACTACATCACTATCGCTACAGCTGAAAATGCTACATCATTTGGAAATCTAACCGTAGCGAGGACTGCTGCTGGGGGTGTTTCAGGACAATAATATGACAAACATAATCACGACAAAGAAAACGTACTTGCCGAGCGCTATTGAGGAGCTTGTTTCATCACGCCTTCCGGCCTTGTCTGCTAAGACCGATCCGATCAGCCGCAGCAACAGCCAGACGACGATTACGATGATGACCTTGACCATGATGAATGGTCAGTCTCCGTTGCGGCAGATCAGGCAGATTTTGGCTGAGGTCTCTGCAAAAAAGTCGGCTCTTGCCGAGGCTCAGGTGAACTATGCCAAGATCAAAACCAAGGTGATCCTTGGCGATGGTGAGGTTGCTGATGCTGAGCGCAGAATGAACGGCTATCAGCTGCAGTCCCTAGAGGTTGCCGTTGAGAATGCGATGAAGGACATCGCCACGCTGATTTCGGCCTACGACGCTCTAGTTGCCAATCACGGCATTGAAAATTGGACCGAAGAAGACATGGAGCGGGCAGAAGCCAAGCACCATGTGCGGCGCGGTTTTGAGCTTTTGTACCGCAATCTGATCGAAGGCGGACGCGCCCGGGAAGCGTCTATCGAGTACCTCCAGCAGTTTGGGGTTCATGTTCAGGTGGCTCTTGCAGAGGTTTCCGGCTATATTTTGTCGGTGGAGAATCTTATCAAAGAGGGTGGTCGCCCAAGCGCATCATCCATTGAAGACTTTCTCGATGCGATGTCTGAAAAGTATGAAGAATGCGTCAGCGAAGCATCCCTTCGCATGTTTGGCCGTAAAGATGTCGTGAATTCAAATCTAATGTCCTTGGTAGGAGAAAGCTAAATGTACCTGAAACTTAACAATGGGGTTCCTGAGCCTTATTCGCTTGAACAGCTTCGCAACGACAACAAGCGCACCAGCTTTCCCAGCCACCCCAGCAGCGAGCTTCTCGCAAGCTACGATGTCTACCCGTACACGATGCAGGCACAGCCTGACGTGGATTGGCTGACGTCTACGCTGAACGGCGGTCCGTTTGAACAAGATGCAACGGGCGCATGGGTGAAATCGTTTATCGTCGAGCAGCTTCCGATTGCGGATGCATCGAGCAATGTTCGCAATTATCGCGACACCTTGCTGACCCAGTCCGACTGGATGGCTCTGAGCGATACCCCGTCTATGAGCCCGGCTATGGCGACCTATCGTCAGGCTCTTCGTGATGTGACGGCTCAAAAGGGCTTTCCCTTCGCGGTCGTCTGGCCAGTGAAATAACTGAATCATAAGGGGGGGGTCCATGGCGCAGACAAGGTTCACTGGCCCGGTTAAGTCTGACGCTGGCTTCCGTTTCGATACCAGCAACAGCTCTTTGACCGGCGTCGGCGACGTCACATGGAACCCCGTATACGGCACCATAAACATCGGTATGCCGGGTGGCGTCACTCAGCAGGTCGGCATGGAAACATATATCTATGTTGACAATGCCACCGGGTCCACGATCCCAAACGGCACTGTCGTGAGCTTTGGCGGGGTGAACGGACTGATTGAAGCTGTGCCGTTTGACGCATCTGGAGTGATCCCGGCCTTGTACCTTCTCGGGGTGACCACACAAGATATTGCCAGCGGTGGCTCCGGCTATGTCACTGTCTTCGGGGAGGTGCATGAGCTAAACACCTCCGTCTGGCAGAGCGGAGACATCCTGTACGCCGATCCTGCGGTGCCCGGTGGGCTGACAGCTGTCAAGCCAACAGCCCCGAACGCCGTCGTCGTGGTGGCTGCCGTCCTCGTCTCCGGAACTACGGACGGCGCACTGTTTATCCGCACTACAATCCCGCTGGAGCAATTCTACGGCGATTTCTCCAGAATGACTAACATGACTGTCCCAACCATTGACACAGCATATACGCTGGAGTTTACCTCGACCGAGCAGTCGAATGGTGTGGTTTTGGGGACACCAGCAAGCCGCGTGGTGGTGCCTGAGAGCGGCCTGTATCGTGTGCAGGCAAACATCCAGCTGTCCAGCAGCAGTTCCAGCGCAAAGGTCTTCAGGGCTTGGTATCGCAAGAACGGAGTTGACGTGCCTAATTCTGCCCGGCTTGTCACTGTCTCCGAGAACAATGGCTTCACCCAGATTATCCTAGACTTGACGGCATCCCTGAATGCGAATGACTACATTGAGATTGTCTATTCTGCAGACTCGACCAACGTCACCCTCAATGCTGTGGCCGCAACAGGCTATTCTCCGGCCGGTCCATCTGTTAGAATGACCATAACTCAGGCGCAGCTGTAAGGACACGACATCATGACCACCAGCGGCACATACTCGTTCAATCCCGGTCTCGGTGAGATCACCCTTTATGCCTACATGAACATCGGCATTCGCCCAACATCCTTGCTTCAAGAGCACATGGAAAGCGCGCGAATGGCAACGAACATGATGCTTTCCCGCTGGTCGAACCAAGGTGTAAACCTCTGGGCCGTCGACCTGATCGAAACGCCCTTGATCGAGGGGCAGGCAACGTATGCCGTCGACGCCAACACCGTGATGATCCTTGACGCCTATACATCAACCACTGCTGGGATTGACCGGGTCATCATGCCGATCAGCCGCACTGAGTATTCGTCCTATCCAAACAAAGACCAGCAAGGCTACGTCACATCGTTTTGGTTTGACCGACTGATCTCGCCAACCGTAACCTTGTGGCCGGTTCCGGACGGATCATCGGCAACTGTGCTGAAGTATTACCGCGTACGACGCATTCAGGATGCTGATATGGCCAATGGCCAGACCCCAGAGATCCCATATTTCTGGCTGGAAGCATTCTCTGATGGCTTGATCTATCGATTGGCGCGGATCTGGGCCCCGCAGATGGCAGTTGCCTTGAAGGCTCAGGCTGACGAAAGCTACAAGATTGCAGCCGACCAGAATGTTGAAACATCGAACTTCTACATCAGCCCAATGGTTGGGGGGTATTTCCGCTAATGGGTTATGCTTCAAAGTCCGGCCGGGCCCGCACATCCGCCAGAAATCCGCAGGCACATGCGATATGCGACCGCTGCGGTGGGCGCTATAATCACGTCGACCTAACGTGGCAAAACGACTGGGCCGGCGCTTCTATCATCAATAAGCGAATTCTGGTCTGCCGGCGCTGCAACGACACCCCGCAGCAGCAGTTGCGCTCAATTGTCATTCCGGCTGACCCAATGCCGATCCAGAATGCGCGCCCGGAGCGTTTTGCGGAATACGAGACAGATGTCCGGATCACCAATTACCCCGTGGCCACCGATGCAAAAACCGGAATCATGGTGCCGTCGGGAGATGACCGCATCACAGAAGACAATCAGACGCGCGTCGTGCAGCAGACAGGTTTTGCAAATGGCAGCCTAAACCAGCGGCCGGGCACTGATCCAAACGCGCCGGGTGACAATGATCCCGGATTGCCGTATGGTAGCGTTGAAGTTCCAGAGACAGGCCCAATCTGATGGCGAATGTACAGATCCCAAATCTACCTGCTGCCATCACCGCCCAGCGCAGTGACCTCTTGGAGGCCGTACAGGGCGGAACATCGGTAAAGCTGACGGTTGGTCAGGTTGCCGATCTGGCAAACAACGTGGTCAATGCTCAGACCGCAGATTATGCGACCGCCGCAGGCACCGCCGCGCTGGCCACTCAGGCGCTCGCAGCATCCACTGTGCCTGCAGATGGCGTCGAGATCCCTAATGGCTTCCAGTGGCCGTCCAGCACGATCCCCGGGACGTCTGTGGCGCGATCCTTCTACGTCACAATGACCGGTGATGACGCTAACGACGGAACAAGCGTGACAAAGCCAAAGGCTACGATCAACGCAGCGCTGTCGGCACTTGCTGCAAGCGGAAACCCCGGGATCGTAATTGTCTATCCGGGCGACTACATTGTGCAGCCGGAAACGGAAATACCGACAAACTGTGCGCTCTACGGGTATGACCTGCGGGTGACAAACCTGCGCTTGCCGATTGGCCAGTCTGTCAACAATATGTTCCTGATGACCTCAGGCATTAAGGTGCGCGGCTTCAGCTTCCGTGGCCTGCAGCACGATGCGTATCAGATGGATCCTCTGTTTCCTGAAGCCATATCCCCGCCAACCAAGGGGTTTGCATTTGTCTTCAAGCCCGGTGCGATCCTTACACGGTCTCCCTACATTGCAGATTGCTCGCAGCTCCATGAGTTCTCGCAAGACGAGATGGTCCTCCCCATCAATCGCGCCGACGGGAATGCCGTATTCACCGAACAGGTTGGTTATGGCGGCGGAAACATCTTGGCGGATGGTGCTGTCCTGAGCGAGAACAGCCCCCTGAAATCCGTAGTCGTTGACAGCTTCACTGCCATCAACCCCAACGGCGTCGGTTACCTGATGGTCCATGACGCATTTGTGCAGCTGGTTTCCGTCTTTACAAACTGGGCTCGCGTCGGCATCTGGAGCCACCTCGGCGGCCACGTCACGATGGCCAACTCCAACAACACCTTCGGCGATTACTCGCTTGTATCGACTGGGTATCGAGTCATCATCAAGGCCCCCAGCGTGACCGGCGTTAGCGCATACCCGGCGGCCGCAGATGAGATCACGGCAAATCTCGAGGCGATTGTCTCGGACCTGATGAACACGCGCTATCCGGCGCAAACCAACTGGGGCATCCTGAACGCCACCCAGATTGCTCAGACTGAGCGCGACACCCGCACCCTCCTGCGTCAGATCACCTATGACTTGGAGAGTGGCCAGTATCGCGCGAGCGAATACTTCGTGCAAAAGCTCGTGAACTGGGACGGCACATTGGTTTGGTCCGGCAGCCCTGACTTTGCAAACCTGACAACCCTGTTTATTGACTGCTGGACGCAAGTCATTGCTGCGGTGAACACCTATATCACGGATGTCGCCGCAGAGAATATGGTCGGACAGCTTATCGGCATGATTCAAACGGTGACGGCGGCAACGGCGGCATCTACGGTGCCCGGGGTCAACCCATATGCTCAGATCTTCTCGTCCCTGATCGAGGCCAACAACCAGCAGCTTTCCTACGCTGGCGCTGGCATCAACTATAACTCGATGCCAGTCGCGCAGGGCGGCACTGGGCAAGCATTCCCGCTCACGACATTGATCAAGATCGACGGTGGTCGCATCTATGCTACGTTCAGCACCGAAAATGGCGACACTTACCTTGGGCCAGATCTTCGTATAGACTTTGAGCGCAGCACCATTGAAGGTCAGGCGTTCTCTCGCGGCGTGCAGAACATCGCCCTTCCTCTTATTATCGCACTCGGGGGTTAAACTTTGACAGTCATCACCACAGCTCGTCCCCCTCTAAACCTCTTTGAGGTTGTGCGGATGGAATTCACCAGCACTTGGATCGACCTATACGATGTCCCGGAATATCTGGTGCCCGTTGATGGCCCTACTCCGGCATACTTCGTTAATGCCGCAGCGATCATCACAAGCATGATGGTGGTCAACACATCTGGATCGGCGGCGACGTTCAGCGTTCAGATTTTGGATCCGCAATCCGCAACCCCTGATCCATACGCCCCGGGCCCATATACCGCCTATCCAATCGTTGAAAACCTTTCCGTTCCCGCGAATAGCTTTGTCAACGTGAACTTAAATCGACAAGTTGTGAAATCTTTGCAGGTGGTTCAAGTACAGGCTTCAGCTGGGGCCACTCTCACAGCTCACTTCAGTTTTGTGCTAAACCAGCGCGAACAGTTCACCGTAATTCCGTAAAGGAGATCTAAGATGATCCTTCAAAGCAACGCCCGAAACGCATCTGTTGATGCTGCCACTGCCCTCTGGAACGGCGGCACGATCACCTTCTACAATAGCGGTGCGCCGGCAACTACTATCATCACCGTGACGATTCCGTCCCCAGCGTTTGGCGCTGCGGCTACCGGATCAGCAACCGCAAATTCGTACGCAGAAGCAACGGCAACGAGTGCCGGCACAGTGAATGCCTATTCGGTGAAAAACAGCATCGGCACGCTGGTCTGCAGCGGCACTGTCGGCCTTACCGGATCTGGCGCGGACTTCATCTTCACGGATACGGCGTTCAACATTGCTGACCGCCTGCAGATCACCGGCATCACCTACACCCAACCAGCATCGTAAGGATAAACTTCGATGGCGTTAAAGTATGGAAACAGGGTCAAGGTTAAGGCCGCGACAACCTCTGGATATTTCAACTTTATCCTTGGGGTTCCTGTCACTGGGTATCAATCGCTTGCTGCGGCCATCCCATCTCTGGTGACGGGCGACACGTTTCGGTATGTCATCGAAGACGGTGCGAACTGGGAAATCGGGATCGGAACGTACAATTCCACCGGCCCTCAATTTGCCCGCACAATCGTAACGCAAAGTTCCGCCGGCGGGTCAACATTGATTGACGCCACGGCAAATGCCATCGTTATGATATCCGTTGCTGCTGGGGACTACATAACAAACCCAGACGCTGTTTTCAGTGGTGCAATAACCGAAGCCGTTTATACGCTGACTGGAACCACCCCGACGATCACCGCAACTAATGGCACTATTCAGTCATGGACGCTGACTGGGAACTCTACACCTGTAGACGGGCTTACCACAGGGCAGTCCATAAATCTTATGATCACGGCCGGCGCGACTTATACGGTCACTTGGCCGATCATCACATGGAAAACAGATGCCGGCGTGGCCCCAACGCTAAACATTTCTGGGGTTACCGCCATCGTCGTGTGGAAGGTGGGTTCTACCCTTTACGGCGCTCGCGTAGGAAACGCATAGCATTAAACTTTAGCGGGCCGCCGGCAATGTGGTAGGTTGGGCATAATATCGGAGACCACTAGATGTTCAGCGCCACAGACCCACTTGCCAGTTCACCTTTAGCCGCATCAGGGGCCGCCCGTATTGTCGAGGCGTCCGCCGTGCTTACCAGCGGAGCCCAGTCTATTGGCGGGTCTGCATCTGCGGCTTATGTGGTCTACGGCGGCGGCAATTTGTACCACGGGGTGCAGACGGTTGCTGGGGTATCATTCTCAAATCGCATCACCCTTGCCTCTGCAGATCTGGCGCAGGGCGCGCAAAGCGTTGCCGGTGCATCGATATCCGCAAGAACCCTGCTCGCCTCTGGGGATCTGTTTCAGGGCGCGCATGTTGTTTCTGGATCATCCGTAATCGTTAAGATCGCCCTTGCCTCTGGGGATCTTAACCAAGGAAGCCACGTCGTATTTGCGACCTGTTACGAGCTGCGGGTAAAACAGGCGTCCGCCGACCTGCTGCAGGGCGTGCAGGCCATATCCTCTGTCGGCACCAAGCTGTCCAGCATCAAGGCCGTAGGGACGCTTTCTGCGGCCGCACAGGGGCTCAACGGTGCTGCGACGCGCCTGCGCCTACTCTATGGGGTGGGAGATCTAAATGCCCCAGCGCAGGGGCTCTACGGATCTGAGCTATGGCCAATCTGGATTAAGACCCCGGCCGCACCAAGCAACCTTTACGAGGTGTCTCGAAAGACCACCTCCGAGCCGTACAGCACGGCCAACAAATACCTGACAATCTATCAGGTTCCGGGATACCGTGAGCTGCAGACCGATGGCACCTACCGCGACATCAATGTGACCGGAACCATCATGGCGATGTCAGCATCAACCGCCAATGGTACACCCCAAAGCGTGTCGGTGATCGTGATTAGGTCCGGGGACATCGTCTCCTATTCGGTCATGCCGACGTACCCTGTAATCAATGGTGCAGAGAATATCATGCCCATGCGGGACTTTAACCTAGTGACTGGAGACGTAATTCAGGTTAAATCTATAGGATCGGGTGATGCAACAATCACCATGAGCCTTTTGCTCAATACACAAGACTACTTTGAGGTGATTTAATGCCCGGACCGCTATGGGAAGCCACGAGAAGCCTGCACCACTCGTGTGAAGCCCACGCTGTTGGCAAGGCGATGGCGTCAGGAAATCCATCACCCCAGTGGTATATCGCTTGGCTCAAAGCCCTTCGGGTCATTCACAATGTGACTGATGAAAGCCTTCCTAAGTGCCTGCATCGCGTTGATAGGATCTCCCAAGACATTGATGCGATGGATGTCAATGTGCCGGTTCCGGCCGCAGCACTGGAATATACAGCCACTTTAACCACAGACAAAAAGCTTGCCGGTGCATCTTATGTCTTGACCGGCGCGCACCTTATGGGCGGCGAAATCATGCGCCGCCGGCTTGAGGGATACCCGACAAATCACCTGACGTGGGATGATCGAAAAGAAGCACTTGTCGAGCTGAACAAGTTCCGAGAGCGAAGCGATATATCGGAAGAAGCTGTGGCATGCTTCAAGGCCCTTCTTTCAATCATGGATGAAATCGAAGTGGGGTCTTGCTATGGATCTAATTGATTCCGCCATGAAATGGATCGTAGCCCCTGTCACCGCGTTTGTATGGCTTATGTATCGTACGCAGCAAATTCATGCGACAGATATTGCGGTCTTGAAAGCCCAAGCTGTCGCCAACAAAGAGGCGCATGACCGTGAATTCAAACAGCTTCAAGATTCGTTTAAAGCTGTTTTCACTAAGCTTGATGATATTGAAAGGGCACTTAGAAAATGAGACCTCTTAACGAGATTATCGTTCACTGCACTGACACCCGCCCAGAGTGGGGCGAAAAGATGACGCCGGCCCGCGTCGTTGATGAAATTCGCCGCTGGCACACGGATCCGCCGCCGAAGGGGCGCGGTTGGAGTGATATCGGATACCACTTTGTGATCATGCGCGACGGAACCGTGATGGCTGGACGCCCACTGGGTATCGTGGGTGCCCACGTTAAGGGTCACAACACCGGATCGATTGGGATCAGCCTTCTCGGTGGTCACGGTGGGTCGGCGAAGGACAAGTTTGAAGACCACTTTACACCTATGCAGCGCGCGGCGCTGCTGAAGCTGATCGACGGGCTTGAGACGCAATACCCCACGATCAAGAAGATCTCCGGGCACAACCAATATGCCGCCAAGGCTTGCCCTTGCTTCAACGTGCCGCAATTCATGAACGGAACGGCAGCGCCCATTGAGCGTGATACGCCAGTGCAGTCAACCACCATGCAGGCATCCGCCGTTCAGGTGGCGTCTGCGGCCGGAGCGGGACTGACAGCTGTCTCTGCCCTAAGCGGAACAGCTCAGATCGTGGCACTGGTATTCTGTGGGACGGTTATTTTGGCAGCGCTTTGGATCATGCGTGAGCGCCTGCGGAAGTGGTCTGGGGGCGACCGCTAATGTTGGCCCTTATGCCTGATGGCATGCGGCGCGCGCTGGCGTGGCTTGTAGCCGGCGCTATCGCGGTTGTGAGCATCTTTGCTGCTGGAAAGCGTAGCGCGCGCCAGCAGGCTTCCCTTGATGCCTCAGAGGCATATGCCAAGACACGAAAGGCAATCGACAATGCGGAACATGTTGGTGATGATCCTGCCGTTTTGCGTGAATGGCTGCGTCAGCGCGGTGAGCAGTAACGCCATCTGCGACGGGACTTCTCAGTCTCGAAAGGCGCATGCCGCCGCCCTTGCTGTTGATGGGGGTGACAGGTCCATCATCACCGGGGCCCAACTTATTGCAGAGATCGACGCCGCCTGCATTATGATGTAGGATAGGCCAAACCTAAAAGGTGGTGGCATGCCCGGACTAACATATAGCACCTATGTGACGCAGATCGCCGAGATGGCGGTTGTCGACCCAACTGATGCAAATTTCCTGACGATTCTGCCGATGATGCTCGATTACGCCGAGCTTCGCATCTGCCGAGATCTAGATCTTGTCTTCACGTCCGCCAGTCTTTCTGGTCCGGGATTTGCTTTGAACGCTGGAAACCGAAACCTTGCCTTTGACGTCAATCAGCCAGACGGCAGCTATTTTGTCGTGAGCGAACAAATCAACCTGATCACGCCGGCCGGGCAGACCGATCCTGACGCCGCTGAGCGGGTTGCCTTGCTTCCGGCAACAAAAGAATTTCTGGACTCGGTTTACGGGTCTTCGCTTTCTGCAAATCGGGCGCAGCCGAAATACTACGCCGCGTTCAACGAAACGCTATTCTTGGTCGGCCCGGTGCCTGATCAGAAATACTACGTCGAGGTTGTCGGAACCCTGCGCCCCGCATCGCTGTCTGCATCCAACTCCACAACATTCATCAGCCAGTATTTGCCGGATCTGCTTGTCATGGCATCTATGGTCTATATCTCCGGATATCAGCGGAACTTTGGACGTCAATCTGACGATCCTCAGATGGCGCAGTCGTACGAAAGCCAGTACCAAGTGCTGTTGAAGAGCGCAGCTATTGAAGAGGCCCGGAAGAAGTACGAGGGCCCCGCATGGTCGTCACAATCCCCGGCCATCGCCGCAACACCGACACGGGGGTAAGGCATGCCGCACGCGTCCCTTAAACTGATCCCGGGCGTAGATCAGAACCGTACGCCAGCTCTGAACGAGGCTGCGATCTCCGAGAGCAACCTGATCAGGTTTGTCCCGGACCGGGCCGGAATGGCGCTGCCGCAAAAGCTTGGTGGATGGACGCGGTATTTCCCCACAACGATGACTGCAGTCACCCGGGCGCTGTGGGCTTGGGCAGACACCAATGATGATCGGTATCTGTCTATTGGTACCGAAGATGGTGTTTACACCGTTCAGAACGGCACGACACTCAGGAGCAGATCCCCGCAAAGCTACATCGCAGACCCCACGATGTCCTTTACGACGTCCTCGGGGTCAAACGAGGTGGAGATATCCGACGTTGGGTCGAACGTCCTCACCTACGACAGCATCTTCCTGTCGACGCACGTCGCCATTGGCGGCCTTGTCTTGTTCGGTTTTTACACCTGTGAGGCATCCACAACCGACAGATATTCCATATTCTCAAAAAACATCATTGGGTCTCCGGTCAACGCTACTTCCAGCGTTCTGAATGGGGGAACGGTTACCACGTTCACATCTACGAACAAATCTGCCTCATTCTTGACCCAGCTTGCAGGCCACAACCTTGCGGTCGGAGATACATTCCCGGTCCTGATCCCCACCACCGTCGGCGGGGTTGTCATTTATGGAAACTACATCGTACGAAGCGTTATTGACGCAAGCAAATTCATCATTGTTGCCGACAGCACTGCGACGTCGGTAGAGACCGTCTCCATCAATGGCGGCCGTCCGAGGATCACATATTACGCAGGGCAGACCGCACTGCCGCCGAGCACTGGCTACGGTATGGGCGGGTACGGATCCGGTGGCTACGGAACTGGCGTGACGGCGACCGGCGGCCGGACTTTCTCGACCGCCTCGGCAACCACGGCCGGAACTGTGGCAACCATTTCGTTCACTGGATATTACGACATCCCCGTAGGGTCTCTGGTAACGGTTTCGGGAGTTACTCCGGCCGGATACAACGGCAGCTGGACAGTGACGTCATCGACCGTTGGCCCGACCTCCAGCATTAGCTTTAGCGTCCCGTCGCCCCTAGGCGGACAGATCGTCTCTGGGGTTTTGACCGTGAATACTTGGGCATTCGGCACCGCATCCGACTGGTCTCTGGACAACTGGGGCGAATATCTGATTGCCAATCCCACCGATAAGGAGATCTTTTACTGGAACCCGAACGATGGCGGTGCCTATGCCACGGTAGTTCCAAACGGGCCTAAGGTGAATGAAGGTTGCTTTGTCGCCATGCCTGAGCGGCAGATCATCGCCTACGGGTCGACCTTTACTGGCATCAAGGATCCCCTGCTCGTCCGCTGGTGCGACATTGGCGATTTCACGACGTGGGTGGGCACCGTAACCAATCAGGCTGGTTCTTTCCGCATCCCTAAGGGGTCTCGCATTGTCGGCGGTATGCAGGGGCCACAGCAGGGCCTCCTCTGGACTGACCTCGGTGTATGGTCGATGCAATATGTAAACCTGCCATTTGTTTGGTCAATCAATGAAATCGGCAGCGGCTGCGGCCTGATAGGACGAAAAGCCAGCACTGCGATGAACGGCGTTGTCTATTGGATGGGGCAAAGCCAGTTTTTCATGTTGTCCGGCGGTGGCGTGCAATCCATTCCGTGCCCAGTTTGGGATGTCGTTTTTCAAGACATCGACATGGATCAGGTGGACAAAATCCGTTGCGCTGCAAACTCGCGCTTTGCCGAGATCTCTTGGTTCTACCCCACCATTGGGTCGGCCGGCGTACCTACAAAATACGTCAAATTCAACACCCTGTTAAACCAATGGGATTATGGAACCATGACGCGTACGGCTTGGATCGATCAGTCGGTCCTCGGCGCGCCAATTGGATCTGGTGGAAACGGCATCATCTATCAGCACGAAACATCGACTGATGCCGACGGTTCCGCGATGAATTCATACATCCAGACAGGCTATTTTTCGCTTCAAGACGGCGATCTAAAAACCTTTGTTGACCAGCTTTGGCCAGACATGAAATGGGGATACTACGGCGGAACACCATCTGCCACGGTGAAAATCACGTTTTATGTCGCAGATTATGCGGGTCAAACACCAAAGATTCACGGGCCATATTCGGTGACGCAGGCCACGCAATATATTACCCCAAGGCTGCGCGGTCGGCTTGTCTCAATCCGCGTGGAAAGCAACGACATTGGGTCTTTCTGGCGCATCGGAAACATTCGATATCGCCTGCAACCAGATGGAAAATACTGATGGCATCACTTTCAGACATTCTCACGACAGCCAAAAACATTGCGACAGGCATAAATCAGCTCGGACAGACGTATCTGTCTGTTTCTGGATCAAAGGTCTATAGCAACATCACTGTGCCTACGTTGGTTTTGTCGGGTCAAGGTCGCGCTGTCCGCGTTTCGATTGTCGTGGCAGGAAGCGCAGATGGTGCGATTTATGACTCAAATTCGGCAACATCTATGGTCGATATTTTAGCTATTTTGCCTACATCTACAGGGATCATTGACATCAATCTTCCAGTCAATAACGGCATTGTCGTCTCCCCCGGGGCCGGCCAGACCATAGCCATCAGCTATTCGTGAGGGAAACGATATGCCATTAAATCCAGAAGATCATTCGATCACGGCAGCTCTAAACACTGCTCGAGACGGCATGAAGCGCGGCGGTGCAGGTAAGGTAAAAGTCCACTCGGGGCCGATCCACTCAACCGTTGCTGGCCGCACGGACCACCTACCCATGCATGTTGCATCCGGATCCTATGTAATCCCGGCTGATATCATTTCCGCAATGGGCGAGGGTAACTCCATGGCCGGGTTCAAGGTTGCCAAGTCAATCTTTTCGAGCGCGGGCCCATACGGAAAAAGCACCAAGAGCATGCCTTACGGCGGCGGAAGCATGCCGTATGGTCAGCCGGCGGCGCGCAGAGCATCCGGTGGAAATGCTGTTGCTGATGCAAAGATCGCAGCTGGAGATACCCGCGTGGCGGCAAATAGAGCTGCATCTGCAAATTATGCACAACAGGCAAACCAGCGCGACGGCACACCAATTCCGTCGCACTTGCAGGGATATGGCGGCGGCGCGCCGGCCGGCGGCGGTGTTGCCGGGGGCACAGGGTCTTTCGGGCTTCCAAATCCATCGACTGGCGGGCTCAAAAGTGTTTTTGGTATCACTGGCCCCAAAGATTTCATTGACGGCGGCGGTCTTGGCGCTTCCGGGCCAACCTTTAAGGGTGGCACAATTTCCGGGGCGATGAATCTCTTAGGGGTTACGCCGTACTCTCAAAAGGCTGATGGCGGACCAGCAGAGGCAGATGGTGCGGTACCAATCGTTGCCGCCGGGGGTGAGTATGTTGTTTCCCCCGAGGATGTGACGCATATCGGCAGCGGATCTATGGATGATGGCCACAAAGTGCTTGATGCTTTTGTGAAAAAGATGCGAAAAAAGACCATCAGAACCCTGCAGTCCTTGCCGGGGCCAAAGAAAGATTAAACTGATGGATGAAATTTCTGTTCGAACTGCAGTGGAAGCCGATTTCAATGGCGTAATGGATATTGCTATTGCGGCAACGCGGGAAAATGCAGTTGTGATTCCAGATACCGAAAAGCTGGCACAGGTTGTTTATGGGGCACTCCTCATAAAAACAGGGATCTGCGGTGTTATTGGACCAGTTGGAGGTAAGCTTGAGGGGGCGGTCCTTCTCAGCATGGGCGAGATGTGGTATAGCAAGGAATTGATCCTTGAGGAAAAAGCGATATTCGTTGATCCAGAGTATCGATCTGCAAAAGGCGGAAGGGCGCGAAAGCTGGCTGAGTTCGCAAAAAAAACGGCGGAAGATCTAAAAATCCCATTAGCGATTGGGGTACTTTCGACGCAGCGAACAGAAGCAAAAATGCGTTTATATAAGCGTGTATTTGGTCAGCCGGCTGGTGTATACTTCCTTTACGGCGCAAAGACTGGCCTCTCTGAAGGCGAAGAAGGGGAATCCTGATGGGCGGCAAGAGTTCAACAACCACGCAGAGCGTACAAATCCCAAAAGAGGTGCTGGATCGATACAATTCGATCAACGCCCGGGCTGAGAGTGTGGCACAGACCCCATTTCAGCAATTCGGCACGCAGGGAAGCGATTTCGTCGCTCAGTTGAACAATCAGCAGCAGGCAGGCATTCAGAATATAAACAGCGCTGCCGGATCTGCGCAGCCATACTTTCAGGGTGCTACTGCAGCAACTCTCGGCGGAATGAATCAGGCAAATGCTGGAGATCTGAACGTCCAAAAATACATGAACCCATTTCAGCAGCAGGTGGTCGACGCTACCATGGCTCAAATGGGCCAAGCTAACCAGCAGGCGCAATCTGGCGCTCTTGGTACGGCTGCCTCCTCGGGTGCCTTTGGCGGGGATCGTGCAGGCATCGCTGCGGCAAATCTTGCAAATCAGCAAGGACTTGCGATGGGTTCAACTCTTGCCGGCCTGAATGCGCAAAACTACAGCCAAGCCCTCGGCGCGGCACAGCAGCAGCAGGGCGTAAACCTGAGCGCAGATCAAGCAAACTTGGCGCGCCTTATGTCTGGCGGACAGCAGCTAGGCACTCTTGGTGCTGGGGCTCAGGCGGCCGGATTGCAGGGGGCGGAGGCTCAAATTAACGCCGGCACGCTCGGGCAGCAGACGGAGCAAGCTGGGATCAGCGCGCTGCAGAACCAGTTCCAGCAGCAGCAAGCATATCCATTTCAAGTTGCCCAATTCCTTGCCAATATCGGCATGGGCACCGGTGCACTATCCGGATCTACCACTGAGACCACGCAGCCATCGTCGTTCTTTTCGGATCGCCGCTTGAAAGAAGACATTCAGCGCATCGGCAAATCTGATGACGGACTGCCAATCTACAAATTCAAATACAAGGGTGATGAAAATCACCAGACACACGTCGGCTTTATGGCTGACGAAGTGGAGCAGGTCAAACCCGATGCTGTTGGGGTTCACCCATCTGGCTATAAGACCGTTGACTATGACCGCGCCACCAAGGCGGGCGGCGGTGGCGTGGCCGGCCCATATGGTGCAGCTGTAGGGTCGCAACCGGGCTCAATGGGCTATGTTCCAGATGCCTATCTGCCAGTCGGTCAGCTGATGACGGCCGATCCTGCTGCCCTTTCAAATTCTCAGCAATCTATGGCTGAACAGCTTGCAGCTGCAGCAAGCTTTGGCGAAAATTTGAACAACCTTTCCGATCAGTATGGAACAGTGAAGGAAAAACTTCAAGCTTGGCGCGAAAAACAGCATGCGCAAAAGCAGGCAGATAGCGGCAAGATTGGATATGCAAGTGGAGGATCTGCTGAGTATCTGCGCAACGCACCTGATGCGACTGGCTTAAAACCTGAAGGCCAAGGCGACTATATGTCCGGCATTTTGGCCAATCAGGGCGAAGATCAGGCGCAACGCGATTTGATGAAGCCAAACTCCAACCCAAATCAACCACAAAGCACCGTCAGCAAAATCGGTGATGCTGCCGACACAGCCATGAAGATCGCATCCCTGTTTCTGTTCAATCAGGGCGGCGCGGTCGGCAATCGCCATGGGTATGCGACGGATGGCAGCGTGCCAATGCGCGAAGAGGATATCCGCCGCCGCCGTATGTTATCTGGAGATATGCTCCCCACTGCCGGCGTGGCACCAACCCGCACATCCGCTATTCTGCAGGGACCAGATACGGGTTCTGATTTTGGTGGTGTGTCTGGCGTTCCACAGATCCCGTCGCCACCACCGTCGGGTGTGGCACCAGCTCGCCAGTCCGTTATCTTGCAGGGTCCGGCCGCTGGATCAAATTTTGGCAGTGCATCCAATGTGCAGCAAATCCCATCTCCTCCGGCTGGATTGTCCGGTCCCCGCATTGCCGAAGATACAACTGCTGCCCCTAGCCAGTCCGGTGTTTTAGCACCAGTTTTGCCTGCGGCTCATACCGCTCCGAAGACCCCTCTTGGCTTAGGAAGTGCTGCAGTAAACACAGGTGAAGTTTCGAAGGATGGATACAACCCAGTTGTGCCGTATAAAACGCAACTTGAATTTGTGTCCCATGAGCTTCAAAAGCCCGAATATAGCAAATACTTGCGGCAGGATTATGCGTCCCCCGCTGAAGCTGCTATTGCCTTTGACAGCGTGTACGAACGATCCGGAGGCGCAGGCAATGATAGAGCGGTGGCATATGCAAATGATGTGTATTCTGCAGCACAATCTGGGGATACCTCCAAGTTGCCACCTAATGCTGCCGAGGCGTATAATCACTTCGTTTCTACGGGAATGGATCCCATCAAGGCCGCTGGGGCAACTGGCCGCCTAATGGTTGAAAGCTATCCACACATGGATCCAAATGCTCGAAACACTATAGGTGGTGGCAATGGGACATATGGCATCGCCCAGTGGCGCGGTCCGCGCATGGAGGAACTGGCTGGCTTCGCTGGAATTCCACTTGAGGCCATTACGTCATCCCCCGTTTCTACTCCTGAGGGGCGATATTATTCCACTGGGGTTGCCGGTGCATCGCAAACTTCCGAGCGTCAACAACCGCAATCCTCCATGTCATCCCCAGCAATCGGCGGCGTAAAGCCATACGAAGATCGCAATGCCCTCGGACAGATGATGTATGACAAAAACGGCAAGGTAGACAGAAACGCGCTTCTGTCCTTGCTGTCCGGCATCGGCACTATGGCATCATCCCCAAGCAGATACCTCGGGTCTGCAGTTCTTCAGGGCATCGGCGGCGCTGCGGGCGCTTACATGGGCCGTGAACAACAAGTGGCTGACATTGGAGCAAAGAACCTTGAGAATGCTCGGCAGGTTGCAATGGACACCATGCAGTGGAATGAGCTGAATGGCCAAAACCTGACCGTGGCCGAGTATGCCAAAATGGCTGGCCTAAACATGGACTTACCGCAGACAGCAACGGCTCAAGACATCATTTCTGGTGCATATCAGCCTACGACTGACAGCAATCTGAACAAGGTCGACTTCAACGCCCTCCAAAACGGCGTCGTGAGTATCGATGGAAAAGACGTTCGGATGCAAGATGATCCAAATTCCCTGCGTCGCTTCATTAACGACAATGGGTTTTTTGCTCCAGACACCCCTATTGGCCGTCAGGTTGCGATTGCTCAAAACCGCTTAAACGAGATTGAAGCCAGAGGTGGAATTACGTTTGATACGAATGGCAATGAGGTGACGTTGCCGGCCTATGTTACGGCAGCCAATACACAGGCGCAAAATGAAGCAAACCGCCAAGCTTCCATTTCGTTCCGCACAACTGCTACAGAACGCACGCCGCAGGTTGATCAGCAGCTTGCCGATACAGACAAGCAGGTATTGCTCTTCACGCAACTTCCAGCTGGATCCTTGACCAATGAAAAGACGTCTGCCGCCGCTGTGCTTGACGCTCTCGGCATGCCGGCTCCAGACGGAATGCTTGCAGATAAGGCAATGGCTCAAGAGGCCATTAAGCTGGCTACATCTAAGATGCTGACCGAAATGAGCGGCCTTCCCGGCGGCGCACCGAAAGCAGAGCTTGACAGGCTGAGCCAGATTGCTGCCGATCCAAACTTGCAGCCTGAAGCTGTCAAGATGATCCTTGCCATGCAGAAAGCAGCATTACTACAGGAACGCGATAAGTACGCCTTGCGAGATCAATGGAATGCTGAAAATCCAAATTCTTCTATGGATCAGCTTGCATATGAACAATGGTTTGCCAAAACTCACCCATTCGCTGCAAAGTACGACGAGGTGAAGAAGGACATGCCTATGTTTGCCGGTGAGCTTGGATCTGCTCAAAAGCCGCACAAGGTTATTGATGACAGCCAGTTTGAGGCAAATGTCCCAATTGGGCAGTATTTTGTTGGCCCTGACGGCGTGACGCGGCAGAGAAGGAGCTAATTATGGGATGGCAAGATCAACCAGCCGTAGACCAGCCTGTTGAAGCTGGCTCTTCTGCGCCTCAGATGCCGCAAACGTCACAGATGTCACGACAGCCTGTCGCGGAAGGGGCGTCAACCGAACGCAATCTAGGCTGGGGAGATACGGCCGCAGATGTTGGAAAGTCCCTTGCATCGGGGGCCCTTCGCGGGACGGCACAACTGGCCGATCTTCCGGGTGATCTGACGCAGCTTGCCGGTGCCGGCCTAAAATATGCCACCGGGTATCAAATGCCAACATTTGACACCAGCTTTCGTGAAGGCATGAGTGGGATCACCGGCGGCTTCAGCGAACGTAATCCCGAAACTACGGCCGGTCGATATGCTGGGACGGTTGGAGAATTCATCCCCGGGGCGGTTGGAACCGCATTGACTGGCGGCGGATCCCTTGTCGGGAATGTCCTGCGCGGCGCTGTGGCTCCGGCCCTTGCAAGCGAAGGCCTCGGTCAGCTTGCATCTGAGAAGTATTCGGAAACTCCATGGGTTGAGCCGGCCGCGCGACTTGCCGGAGCGATCTTGGGCGGCGCTGGCGCAAACAAAATTGAAAACTTTGCGCGCGGCGTCATTTCTCCCGGCGGAGGTGCGAGCGCTTCCCGTCTCGCCGCAGCAAAAGAGCTTCGGGATAAGGGCGTACCAATAACAGCTGGACAGGCAACTGGACGTGCCAATATAGCTGGGGCTGAAGCTGATACGGCGCTCGGTCAAGCCATCGCCGGCGCAGCGCCAGACAGCACGCAGGCAAAAGCATTTACCGGTGCGGTGATGAAGCACCTTGGCTCTGACGAGGCTTTGGCCACTCCGGCCGCAATGACTATGGCGCGCGATGCTATCGTTAAAAAGATGAACGATGCTTTGAGTGGGGTTTCGGTCACCCCTGATGCGGCTTTGCGGAATAATGTCAATGCTGCGGCAAAGTATTATGGCGACGTGAAGTCCGTCGATGGCGTACGGATTATCAACAACGCAATCAACCGCTTGCGCAGTAAGGCCCCGCTAGATGGTGAGCAACTTGCATCATGGCGTTCAAGCCTAGGTGATCTTCTTGACCATAGTGATAAGGGTGTCCGGGGATCCGCCTATATGCTTCGAGATGCAATCGATCAGGCGATTGATGGGACTATGAAAAATATGGGACAGCCTGAGCGCATGCAGGCATGGAAGCAGTCTCGTGACCAATATCGCAATTTCTTGGCAGCAAAAGATGCTTTGAAGGTCACAAAGGATATCGGCATCGAAGGCATCATTACGCCAAAGGATCTGATGGCGGCGCTGGCAAAGCAAGACAAGAACGGGATTGTCACTGGGTCGAGGGGAGACGTCGCGGATCTAGCTAGGGCTGGGATTAGCGTCATGAAGCCGCTTCCTGCATCGGGATCCCATGGGCTTGTTGATTCTGCAATCCGGCGCGTCGGACCCATAGCTGCTGCTGGCGGCGCAGGCCTTGGAGCTATGCAGCTTTCAAATATGGCTGGCCTAGGGCCATTAGCCACGACAATCGGAACGGGCGCTGCAATGGCGAAACCGTTCTATGAGGCTGGAAAGGATATGGTTAAGGGATTTTCTATGAGCAAAATCCCCCAAAGATATCTGGAAAACCAACTGGTAAACTCCACAAGCGGAGCTTCCGGACTGGGTTCTGCTGCCCGCAGCGCCGCAATAGGTGCCCCAACCTATGGGGCTGATCGCACGCAGCGCAAGTCTGGCGGCCGTGTAGGCGGCATGCACGACCGAATGGCAGACCAGTTGGTTGGAGCTGCCGAACGTGCTAAGAAGGGCATCAGCGCGGGCACAGAGCAATTGCTTGAGATGCCCGATGATCATATCGCACATGCGCTCGACGTAGCGAACAGGAGTATCTGATGGCGACCACAAACAAAGGCCTAAACCAGCCGCTGTCGAATTCGACCAACTGGGAAGTCCCGCTGAACGCAAACTTCGGATATATCGATGCCGCGCTCGGATCCACGACGGAAAAAAGTGTCACCGGCATCAGCGCCCCTGTCGTTCTGACCGGCGCAGAATACCGAAGCCTAATCCTGCGATTTACCGGCACCCTGAGCGCGAACGTCGCCTATTACATCCCGGCCGGCGTTGGAGGCCAGTGGCAGGTGATCAACGCCACAACGGGCGCATATACCCTGACAATTGCAAGTGTCGGCGGCGGGTCTTCTGTGTCTGTCTCGCAGGGTGAAAATTTCACTGTATTTTCTGATGGTTCAGGTCTTTACACATCTCGGTCTTTAGCTCCAACAATCCCATCCGGCCTTATTTCCCTGTGGTCTGGATCTGTTGCGTCAATCCCGACTGGGTGGCTGCTGTGCGATGGTACCAGCGGCACACCAAACCTTCGGGATCGCTTTGTGGTTGGCGCTGGCGGTGCTTACGCTGTTGGTGCAACTGGGGGCGCAGATACTGTAGCGTTGGCAGAGGCAAATATGCCAGCACACGTACACTGGTTCGATGCAACTACTGGCGGCGCTGGCGCTCACACCCATGACTTAAAAGTCGGCGACGGTTATCAGGGAGGCGGAATCTATCTCGATCAAGGTGCGGAAAACGGTGGATATTACAGCAGCGGCTTCACAGCTGGAGTTGGAGATCATACCCACGCAATCAGCGGTACCACGTCATATGCCGGATCTGGCACTGCCCACGAAAACCGTCCGCCATACTATGCACTCGCCTACATCATGAAGTCGTGATCTGCCTCAAATCCAAAACTAGCATCCCCTCCGCCCCGGAGGTGAGGGTGATGTCATGCAGGCCAAATGGAATAATCCCGGAGATCTCTCGGGGAATTGTAATCTTCACGGTATAGCTCGTTTTGCTTGTCTGGCGCACTGCATACTCTCCGGCCACGTCAAACTGAAAGGCGATCCGGCTGCCACCATCGTGATAGATTGAGACGCGCCCCATTGGGGCCATATCCTTGGGCATCATCATATAAGCGGCATCTGGGCGCTGAAGGCTTCGTGATATGCAAACACCGGTCCTGCGCGGGCGACTCGGCGCTACAAGGTTTGGGCGGGTGATCTTCTTCCACGGCATTCCTGCCTCCAGTCTCAGGCGTCGATTTTCACCTTGCCGATGTGCGCCACGTTCAAGAGGATGTCTCCGCGCGTATAATAGCCACCCTCGGGCCTCTTATAGAATTCCTCAACCACGATGAAGTCAACCTCCTGCACGAGCTCCTGCAGGCCCTGCAGCGTCTCTACGCCGGTCACCTGACCTATGATCTGGTGGGTAGGGTTTCCACTGCGCGACTGCATGTTCATCGTGAAGAAAAACTTTACCGATTCCGTTCGAAAATTCGCCATACTTCTTTCTCTACATGCGGCCGGATCAAAGCCGGAATTTTGTTCAGGGCGGCGCGGCGCGCCTCTTTGTTTTTCATCTCTAAGATCTCTTTAGCACCCTGATAGATGTAAAGCGAGCAGGCTGACTGTATTGCGGGATCCTCATCTTCCATCCTCACCTTACCCATCAAAATCTGCTCGATCCTTTTGCTTGGTCGTGTCTTATCTGTCCACATGGTTTTTCAGCCAATCCTCAAACGCCTCCCATGCCGCATCAACGCCAAGGGCAATGCAGACATAGGCCCCCGCCGCCTGCGCCGCCGTCATATAGGCTATCTGCTCATCGCCCAGCTTGCTCTTGCTATGGTCTCGCCGTTTCAGCTCACAGATAAACGGTGGGCAGGCGGGGATGATGATATCCGTCGCCCCTGTTGACATACCCTCGCTTTTTTCCTTAGCGGCCTGCAGCGGCGTGCGCTTTCCCTCATTCCTTGGGTGGCAAGCCAAGATCCCAAAGGTTTTCGGGTAGTGCCGTCTCAACCTCGAAAAGAACGTCACCTGTTCCAGCGTTTCCGCTGGGCAGTTTCCTCGGTACGCTAAGTTTCCCCAAATTGGGATGTCCTTCGGGAGCTTCATCTTTTTTCCTGTCATATGCAGTGACGCGATAGAAACCAGTTTCGGCATCTTTTTTGTAGGTGATTGTCTCTGGCACCCGGCCGTTTAGGCTGTTCAGCATCGCCCTATCCTGCATCCCCATGGTATGGTTTGGCGTCCGCAAAACCCAGAATGAAAATGATCTGTATGGCGTAACAACGTCAACCCTGTCTACATCCTTGCCTGCCCGGGATACGCTCGGCCTTACAACCCAATCGATCACCTCGTCGGTTTGTAGTTTTGTCGGATCCTTCTTCAGCGCCTTGAAGTCCATTCGAAGCTTGTCGTTTGGGTTTACGATTTCACCCTTGCACTTTGTGCAGTACCGAGCAGCAATATCGTTTGGCTCTTCACAATGCGGGCATGGCTTTGACGTCCACCGGTAATTGCACTGCACGAGGTCTCCTGAGACGGTATCGCGACCTTGGCAGCGCCGGCCGTAATGCGCAGGCATAGCGCCCCATTCGGTATCTATGCGCAACCCGTCGAGATCTAGGAAGTATCCCTCGCCATCGACTTCATAGCCCTCTTCGTTTGGGCGGCCGGCAAATTCATTTTCAATGCCGCAATCTGGACAGGAACACTTCATGGTGAACTTCTCGCCGCCCGCGTGCCCCACCTTGATCTCTGGGGAGAATATGTCGCCATCCGGGCAGTGCCGGTCGATGTTTTGGGCATAGTCTAGGATCAAACAGTTTTCCTTGCCATCATCAATGCGAAGGCCACGGCCGATGATCTGCTGGAGCAAGCCGACACTTTCCGTTGCCCGCAGCATCGCAACGACATCGACATGAGGCGCGTCAAATCCCGTTGTCAAAACCGAAACATTGACCAGATATTTGATTTTGCGCGCCTTGAAGTCTCGCAGGATGCGCTTGCGGTCATCCTTTGCCGTATTTGCGGTCACCAGCGCCGACAGGGCGGGCGGCAGACTATCCATGCATTCCTTGGCATGCTGCACAGTGGCTGCGAAGATCATGACCCCCTGACGGCCCGCTGCGTGAGCTACGACATCTGCAATGATAGCTGCAGTTTTGCGCCCCTGCCCGTGAAAGGCACGATCAACATCCGCTGCATCAAAATTTCCAAGGGCATTCACCTTCATGTTGATAGTATCGTACGATGGAGCCCCGATGGACCCTACGATGGGATCTGTGAGAAAACCCTGCTCAATCAGCTCGCGTGCCCGGACACGATAAACGCAGGCACCAAAATATGGATCTTTGGTTTGATCCTCCCGCACTGGCTTTCCATCTGGCCACTGGCCAAACAGATATCCCGTTTTCATGCGATACGGGGTCGCGGACAGGCCCACAACACGCAGGTTTTGATTTTGGTTCCGCATGTGGTCGATGATTGAAAGAACGGTCGGGGTCATCCCGTGGCATTCATCCACGATCACCATGGCAAACTCCGCGCCGAAGCGCGAAATTCTGTTTTTTACGGTCAGCGGCGTTCCAAAAACAATCGGGTGCTTTAGGCTTTTCTCTCCTGCTGATGCGGAAAAGATGGAACACTGCGCCCCCGTAGCGCGGTACTTTTCGGCGTTTTGCGTTACCAGCTCGGCTGACGGCTGGAGTGACAAGACGCGCTTTCCTTTCGACACCTGATAGATGGTGTCTGCAATGGCGGCTATGATGTGGCTCTTGCCTGCGCCGGTGGCCGCCTCAATAAGGCAGGGCGAGCGGTTTTTCCTTACCCAACTGAACACCGAGTCATGGGCTTCCTGCTGATATGGACGCAAGCTCACTTTGCAATCTCCCTCAGGGCTTTGGCATAGACGTGGCCTGCGTGCGGCCAGTTCAGTCTGACTGGGCCCAGAGATACCTCCGAGGGCCCAGACGTGACTGCATGATCTTCACAAAATTGCGCTGCATAAAGAAGGGCGTCGCGGCGCGCCTTAGATAGCTGGCGCATCAAGCGAAGGTTATGCACCTTCATGCGCGTAAGCTCGCTCACTTCAGCGTCCATGATGAAGACCCCTTTCCGCGCCAAGGCTCAAGGTTTGCATCTGGGGCGAGGTGCTTGATCGCCTTGGCATATGAAATGGATCCGGCACGATCAACCTTTGTCAGCTTTCGGCCGCCGAAGATCGCATTTTGACCCTTTGAGATCAAAACCATTTCCTCCAGCAGTTCTTTTTTGCGCTCTTCTGCCTGCTCAATTGCCGTCTTTAGGTCATCATATTCGGCAACCATTTGAAGGGCTCGCGACGTGTCGACAATCTTGCGGGCTTCCTCGAGGTAATCTTCGGGGCTGTCCCGGTTTACGAGGTACTCGCGATAGAATGCCTCTAAGGCGGGAAAGTTTTCGTCAATCCACTTAGGGTTGAACATCACGATATTCAGGTCCGTTGCATTCGGCGTCCACTGCCAGAAATAACAGACATGGCGGCCGGTGACGAACATCTGAATTTGCATCTGGGCAACGTAGTGCGGCTGATCTTCAGGCTTTTTGAATTCAGGCATTTCCTTGTCACGCAACCCGAACGGGCACTTGATCTCGATTAGTCCATTTTCGCCAATCAGGCCGTCCGGGCTCGCGCCGAGCCAGTCAATCTTTGGATGCACATAGAATGAGGCATCCTGAATGATGTGCCCCTGCGACCAGCAGAATTCATCACGGGCCTCGTTTTCGTGAATAACGCCCCACTGGGTGGCGATGTTTCCAATAAATTCGCGCGGTGCCCCGTGGTGTGCGCGAACCATTTCACGCATGACATCATTGGCATCGCGGTATGGGTCAAACCCAAGAATTGCGCCCACGGATGAGGCTGTGATCCGGCCCTCTCGGGCCTTGAACCACGCTTCACTTCTCTGCTCGATGTTAGGAAAAATTTCCATAATACTTACTCCTTGCTTTCATGTATGCGTCTTTAGCCGCCTTAACCGTGCCAAATGACCCAAGAGATATTTGATTACCCTCAACCGTTATTCTGGCGCCGAAGTTTCCACTTTTAAGAAGCTTAACCCCCATCGGTAGATTTCTTCCGGCCTTTCCGATTTTTCTGTTTTGGGAGTTTTGAAGGTATGTTGCCACCCTAAGGTTTTCCCACTTGTCGTTCAGTGAGTTACCATCAATATGATCAACAACATCGCAAGAGGGAAGTGATCCAGTCATATAAAGAAAAGCCAAATGACTACGCTTCCACTTTTCTCCATTTACTTGAATTATATAATAGGTTTTACCGCGATTTTCTTGCTCATAACCAGCAATCTCACCCAATAGATCAGGGTGGTTATCCGGTGGAGAAATCCAATACATCAATCCGCTTTTCGGAGAGTATAAAAGAATCTTTTTGAGTTTTTCCTGTTTCATGCTTCTCACTCAGGTTTAGGTGATGGTGGGGGCCGAAACCCCCACCATGTCTTTGATTTAGAATGGAATTTCGTCGTCCATGCCTTGGCGCGAGCGTCCGGAGCTTTGTGCCTTTGGCGGGGTGCTCGCAATCTTTTTGGCCGCCTCTTCTGACGAGGTGATGGGGCTAGATTTTGGCGAAACCGCGCCAACCCAGTTGCCCTGATTCATCTTGCCGGTGGCGCGATCTTCCATTTCCCAAACCATGATCTTGATCACCATTGGCTTATTGGTCAGGCCTCCAGTCAAGGTTTCATCGGTTGGACGCTTTCCGCCGGCCAGCAGTTTACCTCCTGCATTCAGATCGATTGCCGCCAGCATTCGCTTTGCCTTATCGCGGGTTTTTTCTGCATCCTTGGCCCCGGGCTTATCATCAGCAACCCAAATCTTCTGGAATACCTTGCGGTTCTTGAACTCTTCTGGCGCAAGGATAGTCCAACGCAAAGAGATATACTCATCTTCGTCTTGGGTTTTTGCCCATTTAGCCTCGTCAATGATCGCCTTTACCGAGGTGTTATCCGGGATGACTTCCATGTTGCCGCCGCCGGCATCAAACTCGCCGTTGGTGGAGGAGGAAACGTCTTCGCCGTCCGAGAGATCCCAAAATGCCATGATTATTTGCCTTTCGCTAGGTGTGGAATAAATTGAGCCAATGGGTTCTCGCCCAGTTTGACTTCAAGAGGTTCGTTGATGTGGAAACGGTTCTTTGACACGTTGGTGGCCACGGCGTGGCATACCAATTGACGTGTTCCGTCAGAGATCGCCTTCTTGCGCTCGCTGTCGCCAGTCACAAAGGTTTCGAGCCGCAGGAACCCAACAAGGTCGACATTGTCGACGTACGGCTGCATCGATTTGTCGTGCAGGCGCATGCTGTATTTCGTGTATGGGTCCGCATCTGGCGGCTCGATCCGGATGGTGTCTGTGTGAGCTAAGAATACCACGTTGACGCCCCTTTCAACAAGACGTCCCGCTGCCTTGCGCACACGGCGGTGCATCGTTCCGACCATATCCCGGCCCATGCCGTATCCACCGTGTGCCTGTTGCACGCCGCGCGGCTTCTTTGGATCGGTATCAACAACGTGATCTACAAACATGGTTTCGAGCGCGGTGACGCTGTCGATTACAACCGTGTCGTATCCGTGGTCCTCTTGGATCAGCGCCATCAACTGATCCCACAGGTCTCCGACTGAGGTCAGCACCGGAAGTGCCATCGGCCGGATGTCATCTGGAATTGACCCCATGCCATCCTCGGCACGGATAAAAACTGGATTTGGGAATGTTGCCCCCAGTGAGGTCTTGCCTAGGCCGGCGTCGCCGATAATGGTAACCACCACAGCCCCCTGCTTAGGCTTTGTCGCTTGGTCGAGAATACTCATTCTCTGTCCTTTCTTTTCCTACAACACCATTGACGCTACATCCTGTTTGTGAGAGTGTCAACATACGATTTGTAACCTAGGAGACAATTTAAATGTCGAATACAGAAGAAAGTCCCGCCAAGCTTATCCGGCAGACCGTAGAAGAACAGCTTGCACGCATACGCACCGCCTTAGATGATCGTCACCTGCAAAAGGTTGCCGCATCCACCGGGCTGCACGAAAACACCGTACGAAACATCGCGAAGGGTCGCGGCGAAATGCCAAGCCTTCAGACTATCGAGAAACTCGGCACCTATTTGTTCGGATAAAAAAATGCTTCATAGACTTTTTTGGGAAGCCGGATATCGCGTATTCGGCCTTCACGGCGTGACGCCTGAGGGAAAATGCAAGTGCGGCGATGCGGAGTGCAGGGCAGTTCTAAAGCACCCCCTTGTTTCAAACTGGCAGCATACGCCGGTATGGTCTGAAGAGCAGCTTGAGGTCATGGAAGAGATTGGCCAGTTCGACACCGGCTTCGGCGTCCTGCAGCGCGACCTGATCACTATCGACGTTGATGCGCGCAACGGTGGCTTGCTCAGCTATCAAAAGCTGCTCGAGGATTTTCCAGAGGTTTCTGGCGCTGGCATGATCGTCAATACCGGATCTGGCCACGGGTCGAAGCACCTATATTTCTCAATGCCGGCCAGTGAGGCCATCGTGATTAAGCTCCCGGAATATCCGGGCATCGATTTCAAATCTGGTGCGGCATTCGTCGTCGGCCCCGGATCCTTGCATGCATCCGGAAATCGGTATGAGCTTGTCCAAGGCGGGCCGGAAGATATTGAGCCAATTCCAGCAGCGCTTCTTGCCAAACTCCGCAAGCCGGAGCGCCACCGGGCCGATATGGGCGGCCAGACCGTAGATGTCAGTAATTCAGATCTGCAGGACATGGTTTCGCACGTCGGTGATGTTGATGATTACGAGGTGTGGGTTCGCGTCGGCATGGCCCTTCATCACGCCTCCGGCGGCACGGCATTGGACGTGTGGGACACATGGTCATCAAAATCTGGAAAATACAACGCAGACGAGATCCCAAAGAAGTGGCACAGCTTCGGAAAGTCGGCCAACCCCGTTACCCTCGGGACGCTGGCGCACTATGCGGAGCAGGGCGGCTGGAAGGCACCGGTAACATTCAAGTCCGACGTGGAGTTTGACTTTAAGGTTGTTGACGAGGACACGGGCGAAAAGATCGACATTTCCGGCATCGACCTGCTTCGCCCGCCGGGTCTGACCGGCCGTCTGGCTCAGTGGATCAACACACGCGGCCGTCGCCCTCGCGAGCGCCTGTCGTCCATGGCAGCCATCTATGCGATGGGAAATATCGCGGGCCTATCCTACACCGACGACCGCGACCGGGCCACGACGAACATCTTTGTGTTCAACGTCGCCGGATCCGGATCTGGCAAGGAAGCAATCGTTCAGGCTGTCGGCGAAATCATGCTGTCGTGCAACCTGTCGGCCGCAACCCATGGCACGATCAAGTCCGAGCAGGAAATCATTCGAAACCTGACGCGCCACCAAGCTGCGCTTTACGTCATCGACGAGATCGGCTTCCTGCTGCAGAAGATCAAATCTGCGCAGAAGGGCGGCGGCGCGATCTATATGGAGGGCGTGGTTGGCACGCTGATGTCGGCGTACTCCAAGGCTGATGGTCGCATGACGATCAGCGGCGACGTGAAGGAAGACGTGCGCCTGAGCCTGCGCAAGGAGTTGTCACAGATCGACAAGCAGATGGACGAGTCTGGGTCAAAGCCATACCTACAGTTGCGACAGAACGCCCTGATCCACATGCTAGAGACGCTCGATCAGGGCTTGGATCGGCCTTTCCTATCGATGTGCGGGTTCACCACTGCCAAGAACTTTGATGAGCTGGTCGATTATGAGGCAGCGGCAAACGGCTTTATCGGTCGCGCAATACTCTGCATCGAAACAGAGACGGCCCCGGAAACGCGGATGGGGTGGAAAAAGATTGCCCTGCCAGACGACATCAAGTTGTCGCTGCAGCAGATCGCCACGGGCGGATCTTTTGATGCTACGCGCCCTGCCGGCGCTCGCGTTGAAAACTATGGTGAGCGCATTGTGATCCCGACGGAAAAGGCGGCATCTGACATGCTCGACAGCATCATTCGGTACTTCGACCGGATGGCTCAGGAGCACAAAGAGCGCAGCGGCCTAGAGGCACTTGCAATGCGCGGCTATGAGCAGGTCACCAAGATCAGCCTGATCCTTGCGGTGCCCGAGGGAATTCGCACGGTCGAGCATGTTCGCTGGGCCTTTGCGCTGATCCGCCGCGATATGGAAAGCAAGATGCGGATGGTGACGGCCAATGACCGCGAGGTGGACGCCCCCGCGCTTGCAATGAAGTCTCGGATCGCACAGCTGCTTTCCGGAGATGAAGGAGAAACCCTTGGCGTCATCCTGAACCGCATGAAGAAATTTCGGCGCGAAGATGTCGAAAGCTGCCTGCGCAGGATGGTGGAAAAGGAAGAGGTGAGGGCGGAGGAAGCAATTCACAGGTACAACAAAAAGAAGATAGTACGATACAAACTTGCAGATTTGTATTGACGTTATCTGATAGAGATACTATCAGTCTAAACATGACTTACCATAAGGAGATAAGTAGATGATGAAGAAAACCATCAAGGTTCCGCAGTGTGTTTATAGCGCAGCCCTAGACGTTGAGCGCACGATGTTTCGGTTGGTCAGTCTGCCCTGCCCCCCATGGGAATCGTCTGATGTGGAGCCCATGATGATCTGCCCGATGTCTGAAGCGAAATCATACGGCATTGACGCCGTTTTTCATTAAAAGGAAAAAATCAAATGAACCTTACAAGCAATATCCGCAGCAATATCTTATATTCTGCTATGAAGAGCCTTCCTACAGCCAATTACATGGAGCTTTTGGTCCCAGTTGTGCAAAACGTGCTTTATGCATTTATGCCAACGGAAATCAAAGTTGCTTATGATAACCCAGAAACAAGAAAATACCTTCATTCTTTTGAGGTTTTGATAAAAGAGGGTAATGGGTATAATGGATCATCAGGGAATCTTAAAAGTGGAAATGGTATTGCTTATCTTTATGGATCAAAAGATCAAATAAGGAAGCTAGAGGTAAGAGTTGATAAGGCGGTAATGATGCATTTGAAAGAAGGAACTTTAAATCACGCGCTGTCAAAAGCCGTTATTAATTCTGGTCTTTTTTCTGCCTATGTTGAGCAATCGGCCTTGATTGAAAGCGTAAGAATTCGTTTGAGATCAACGCTTGATAGTGTTCGAACTACCAAGCGTTTGTACGAAGTCTTGGAGCCAGAGCTGCACTATCTAGTGCCGAAGGATAATGATAAGACAGCAAACCTCCCCGCAAATGTTGCTCCTATTGTGGATGATTTGCGCAAACTTGGTGCGGTTTTACCTGAAGTGAATAAAGGATAAAAACATGAAAAAAATATACAAACACCCGAAAAACCAAGAGATGCAGGTCGAAGTGGTTTTGGCGTCAAAGGGCGGTGACAACTGCCCAAATCTCTATACCATTCGGATGCGGTATCCCCGGATCATCCATGGCGAGATCCTGACCCACCGGGTATTTTCGCGGAATGGGCGGTCCTCGCGGGCGGTTCCTGTGAAGACCATGCTGGCAGAGCTGATGCAGATCCCGTTTGTCCCATGGCACTGGGGTAAGAACCAGAAGGGCATGCAGGCCTCGGAAGAATGCAATGAGATGATCAAGATACCTGATTGGGGTGATGTAAACTTTCACGGCACCCCGAAGACCTATTCGCACACCCGTGAAGAAGCTTGGCTCTCTGCTCGCGATGCGGCCGTGTCTCACGCAGAAGCCTTTATGGCGGCCGGCTATCACAAGCAGATCGTGAACCGTTTGCTGGAACCATTTGCGTGGATGGACACCTTAGTCACCTCGACCAGCTGGAACAATTTTCTGCATCTTCGCGATCATGTTGATGCAGAGCCTCACTTGAAGGATCTGGCGCGGATGGTACGGCAGGCCATTGAAGAAGCCGATGTTGAGAAAATCGAACACGACAATTGGCACCTGCCCTATATCACTCAAGAAGATCGGGAAAATTTAGGCGGACACAAGATGAATTTGATCAAGGTGTCGGCCGCGCGCTGTGCACGGATCAGCTACAAGCCGTTCAATGGGGATGCATCTTATGAGGCTGAGCTGGCGCGCTACGACGGCCTTGTGACCTCTGACAGGATCCATGCATCTCCCATGGAGCATCAGGCAAGCCCGGACTCCCATTGGCTTGATCCTATGTATTCTGGAAACTTTATTGGATGGGCCCAGTACCGTAAACTGATCAAAGGGGAGTATGTCGAATGAGTGATGATCTTGTAGCCATTGCCCGCCGCGCGAAGGGCAGCGCCGTCCTGCCCACAGTCAGCTTTGGGGTGCTGAATGCCGAAACCCTGATCCTTAAGCTGGCCGACCGCATCGAGGAACTGGAAGGGCAACTAAAAAACGTCCTTGACCGTGAAGCTGCGACTTTTGCTCGGTATGACGCAAAGCTGGATGCAGCAGATGCCAAGCTGGCGAAGGCGGAAGCTCTAATGTTCGCAGGGTTTGCAGAATATGAACGTAGGCTGGCCTTATCGGTGGAGTTTACGAAAGGGGTAATTCGTCACGCTGGTAATAGCGGAGATGACTACTTAGCGGAACAAGCCCGCACCACCCTCGCAGAACTGAAAGGACAGGACGATGAGTGATGATTTAGATACATCAAAACACACCTTCACGTTTGGGTCTCCGACTGTGAATGAAGCAACTTTCCACTTTACGGACAAAAGCTATACGTTGCCTGCGGTAGAGCATAAACAATACGACCCTCTCACGTCCCTTTGTGCAGTTGTCGTCGAGCTTCACAATCGGGTTCAGGCGCTTGAGGCAGAACTGAAAGGACGGGACGATGAGTGATGATCTGGTGAAGCGGCTGCGCTTTTTCGGCCCACCCATTGGTGAAGAAGCCGCCGACCGCATCGAGGAGTTGGAGGCCGCAATAAAGCGTCAGGCTGGCGCTGCGAGAACTCTGCGTCAGCTTACTTTAGCAGAGGTGCAGCACTTATCTGACATGGACCGATCTGAATATTTTGCAGCGCAGACACTTAATAGTGAGCGAGATGCAAATGCCATACTTACCGAACGCATCGAGGAACTGGAGGCTGATCGTGCGAAGGCAATTGAGGCTCTGGATGAGGCTATCTATTTGCTTGATCCCGATGAAGAAGACATTACCAAAGGGACTGGACTATATCGCATCGTCAAGGCTTTTAAAGAACTGAAAGGAGAACAGCTATGAGTGATGATATGACGATAGATGATCTGACAGTGGTTGGTATTGACGGCATTAGGCGCAGCTTTGACGAACACTACGACACAATGATGTGCGTAGAACAAGACCCAACAGGCGCACACCATGTCATCCACAACCAACATGCTCGCATCGAGGAACTGGAGGCCAAGCTGGCGAAGGCGGTGGATGCGCTGGAAGGGTGGATAAACGTCTACACACATTGCACCATCGAAGCGGGCGTCTGTTGCTGCGGGGACGACATGAATGGCCACCAGCTGGCAATGGATAGCAACCACATGCCGCTGGATCACGGTGCTTACATTGCTGGAGAACTTGCAAAACAAACAGAGACCACCCTCGCAGAAATGAAAGGAGAGCATCCATGAGTGATGATCTAGTGAAGCGGCTGCAATACTTAGGCCGTTGTGCAAAAGACTACGACCAAGAACATATGACCAGCGCGGATTATGAGATGATTCCCATAGTCACAAAAGAAGTTGCCGACCGCATCGAGGAACTGGAGGCCAAGCTGGCGAAGGCGGTGGAGGCGCTGTCATATGAAGGACTACGAACAGATGAAGCAGAAGCAAAACTGACAATAGCGATGGTTGGTCTTGTGCAGTCACGAGATGAACTCGATCAGTACTCGCAGTGGGAATACCCCTCTGACCATCCAGTGCATGAACGCTATCGCAAGCGGGACTATGACGCAAACCCAGCCCGCATCGCCATCGCCAAAATCAAAGGAGAACAGCCATGAGTGATGATCTAGTGAAGCGGTGGGATGAATACGTTGACAGTATGGGTAGTGTCATGGGCGAAGTAGAACACATGGCACAGCAAATGCGGGACCGTATCGAGGAACTGGAAGTCAAGCTGCAAGACGCAGAACAGCGGGGTTACGCTAATGCAATGGAAGCCGAACGCATATTGCATGAGGATCGCATCGAGGAACTGGAGAAAGCCTGCAAGGAATGGGCTGACGTATCACAGTCAAACTACCAGCGAGCAAAGGCGGCAGAGGCCAAGCTGGAGGTGGCTTTTACTGACCTAGAACAAGATTGCGAGGCTGATTACCTACCGTCGTATGGTGCAATGAAGTATTATATACAGCGCGCACTTGCAGAACTGAAAGGAGAGCAGCCATGACCTGCCCACCCTGCAACCACAACTGCAACCAAGGGCGAGATTGCCCAGCACGGAAAGGTGAAAACATGAAACTTCC